CTCTCATATGATACAGAACCAACCTCTAGATATGATGCTTCTTCATCTGGTTGATCAGGATACTTGACAAAATCACCTACACGGAATATATCTGCAATCTGATCTGTAGTTACAGAGTTTCTATTGTATAATACATTGTCTATTATTCTACTATCAAAGTCATCATTTATTGGTTGAACATCAACCTTTAATGTTAACTCTTGAGTTTGACTATTCCATATTGTAGTTTTACCAGTGATGATATTATCATATGTTTCTAATATTATGGATGGGTTTCTTGCAACTATGGTTGATGCTTGATCTATACTAAAGAATGTTTGTGATGGGTTAGAATCAACAGTAACATTAGTCAAAGAACTTTGATTTCCTAAAGTTACAGTTTCTCCTTTCTGGAAGAATTGACTTGTTTTTACTCTTACATAAACAACATTACCATTTACTCTTGCAATAGTACCAGTAGTTTTAGTTGTTGCTCCAACTATTGACTGGTCTGCTTGTATTTGAGTACCAGCATTACCAGCAAGACTAAATGAATAAACAGGGAAGAATTTTATAACTTGATCTTTTCTACCAAATCTACCTTCTTGACCTGTAGCATTTTCTATTCTGTTAGTTGATGTTTTTACAGTAGCACTTGATAAGTCTATTATTGGACTCAAATAAGACTTAGTAGACGATAGTGACATTTTATATGTCAAAGATTCTGTCAAATTATTTAAAGTCTCATTTATTCTAGAAGCAACAAATTTTTGATTAGTGAAGTAATGTGGTTCATTCAAGAATGTTTTCTCATATTCTGATTGTGAATACGAAGTATAATTTGTTGTTGTAGAATCAACAGGAATAACATCTGTTGTTTTGACTGAAGTTTCTAATTTAGTTCCTGTAAATGTAAGATAATGAATTTGTGGATATAGAGTTTCATATTTTCTATTGTAAGAAGCATAAACAACATCTCCACCACCAATAGCATTGCCAGCAGCTTGAGAACTTGACTGTATATTGTATGTGTCAATACCAGAATTTGTAATTTCAAATAATGTACTGTTTAATATTGATTGTGTAATACCACCAGTCTCTAATGCATTCTTATAAAATACATATGACTTACCACTATCTTCAAATCCATGATCCCTATGAGTTACTTTAACAATAGAGTTATTATTTTTGAATAACTTAGAAGTTGAGTTAGTATTAGCACTAGCATTTGTCTCAAATGGATTACTATCTAATAATTCATATCCTGTGTTTCCGTTTTTAATTAATAGTTCTGCTGGTCTAGTAATATCAAACTCTGCACGATATAAAGTAAACTTAAGATCTTCAAATATATCCTCAGTCCAACTTTCAGTATTTTGTGATCGGTAAACCGAACCTAATGAAGGTTGAGTTGTGATGACCGTACTTGTTGATATATCAGTCTCACCTAATTTAGATGACCATAATTTATAATCAATAGAATCAGTTTCTACTACAAGAGCATACTCAGTATCGTTCTGTAAATATACTGGATAATCAAACATGAAATTTGTAGGAGTTGTAGAATTTGTTACACCCTCTGTATCAACCGCTACACCCATTCTAACTGCTGGTGTATCTATTTCTATAAAGGTCTGTATTTCACACCCTCCAGCACCATTTCCGACACCTTTCACAACAACTGATGGTGCTTCTGTATATCCAAAACCAGATAATGATATTTCTGTATTGTAAATTTTACCACCAGAAACTTCTATGCTTGCTGTGGCAGTAGATCCACCAGGTAATTGTGGACTTTCTATTGTTAGAATTGCACTGTCATAATTAAGACCAGGATTTGTAATCTTAATATCAGATAACTTACCACTATCTTTTGCAATAGTTAATACTAAATCTGTATTGTCTGTTGCGTTTGCAAGAGTTACAGATGGTATTGATAATCCTTCATTAGGTGTAAAAGATCTACCATTGTGATTACTAAGAACAACAGTGTAACATTGTTCATTTGTGAGACTGTATCTACCAGATGCAGATGCAACTAACTCAACATTGTTCTTATCAAAGACTTGGAGTATAGGACCTGATGCAGCAGAGGAATTACCAGTTACAGTTTCACCTTTAAGTATTGACATGTTACCACTAGCAAAACATTTAAGGAATGTGTTTGGTGATAATGTTTTTTCACTGCCAGGCACTATGCTCTTGCCTGGTTTTTCTGCATCTACATTTGTGATATAAGTTTTGATTGGTATATTTGTACTCTTCTTGCTGAAGAATAAATCTAATCCTGTAACAAATACTCCACCATCAAAGTTTTCAATTTTAAATGTTTGTGCAAGAGGATTAGGTCTTACAGGATTATCAGTATTGCTCTCTATTAACTGCACACCTTCGTTAGATTTAAAGATTGCTGGTTTAGTAGAAATGATACTATCAGGATTCTGTGGAAGAATACCTGTGGCATAATACTTAACTTCTGTGTAAGAGTCTACTCCCTCTTTTGCTTCATTAGTTGCACTGGATGTAAATCTAAATGTTAATGTTCCTGCAGTCAAAGTTACTTGCTCAGAATCTGTATCATAAGATAAATTGTCAACGTCTCCTCCCCATACAGCATTTTCAGCTGGTGGATATCCAGATGGAAGAATTATAAGACCACTAGCATTACCATATTCATCTGTAGTAATAGAACCATTAAATGCTGACAAAGAGTTTCCTGCAATACCAGTATATCTAAGGTCAGGGTTAACCCAACGACTAATATCTCTACCCTCTAAGAACACATAGATTTTTGTGTTAGGTTTCATTCTACCAACATTAAATTTGATAGGTACACTTCTAGCAAATAATGATAATGATGTTGATACTAAACTACCATTTACGGTTTTGGTTTGTACACCTTTTCCTACTTCGTTATTTTGTGGACTGATATTAGATGTACTACCAACAGAAGCATTCTGTACAGATGTATTTGCAATCTGTGAGTTTACACCACCAAGAGAATTGATACTTGTAAATGATGATGTAGCACCTACCCAGTTTACGATAAACGAATTATGAATACTAGAGAAACTCTCTTTTACATTATCTTTTGCTAGGAATATATTGAATAGATCTGTATTAGTATCTACAACAACTGGTTCAATAGACTGATCATACCACTGATCAATTGATGGAGATACATGAGCATCACCAACATATTGTAGTACAACAAATGGATTTGGATTTAATGTAGAAGATGCAAAATCATTTCCTAATAATGTTAAGGATTGATATGGTAATGTAATCATATTACCAGATTTCTTGTAACCAGAAACTGCTCTTTGATCATTTCTAGTATTAACTTCTATGAGATGAATAGAATCCTCTTTTGATTGTGGACGTAATACTGATTGTTGTGGATCTACAGAACATTTGTAATCAAGAGATCTAAGATTACCAACTTTATGTGCTTCAAAGTTATCAACAAAGAAACCAGACTTAAATCTGTCTAGACCAATCTCATCCTTAACTTGCATGTTAAGTGCTTGCTGTTCTAGTATGCTAAGTGTGGTGTAGTATTCTAATCTCTCAATTCGTTTCTCTAGTTTACCAATGTCACGCATTGTATAGCGACGATTGTCAACAGGAGTAAGTCTCACATCTTTACTTGTCTTAGTAAATGCAGGAATATATGCATAGAACAATGGTACAGCATCTTCTATTGGATCTGGTTTTGTAGGATTAAGAGATGAGTTACCTTCTTTAACTATAAACTGACCTTTCTTATCTAAGAATATACCATCAATACGATCTAGATATTGTTTCTGACTAAATGAGAATGTATATTCTAGATTTGTATCAGGAGCAGGAGTGCTAGAAACTACAGCACCAGCACCAGAGAATGGACTGTCTGTAACTTCTAATAATGACTTGTTCAAGAAACCTGGTATAATAGCAGTGCTATCTACCTTTGGTCTAAAGTCAATTACGTTCTTAAGTTCTACTATTCCTAACACAGAAGAGTTAAAATCTGGAATCTCATCTTCTGGTACACCAGCATCATGTAAGTAACTGTCTATGGTTACAAAGTCACCTTGTGAATGTTCAAAGTAATCAAAAGCAATAACAAGTTGACCTGTAGTTTCTTCAAAACCAGGTTTTAAAACTATTCTAGAGACGTCATATATTGTATCTCTTTGTCCGTCATCAAATGTATATCTTGATGTTACATCTGTACCAGAAATTAAATTACCAGCAGTATCAATCTCAGGAGGTTGTGATGATGTTCCCTCATAAACGTATCTAAGTTTGTACGCATCAGAGTATGATAATATCTCTACTGCTTCACTGTCATAATCTGTACCTCTTAATGGAACTATGCGGTCACCAGCAGATGTAACTGTAATTCTCTTATTCTTAATAGCAGTCTTGAGTCTTGGTTTTGCATTAGATACTTCAAGAGTTGCAGTCAACTTCAGTTTAGGAAATGCTCCGTTAGTTGGAATGGTTCCAAAATAATTCAATGGTAGTTGTAAACTAATACTACCAGATGTAAGACCACTAGCAGTATCTGTAGATGATGTAATTTCCACATTATCAGACTCAACATAGATGATATCACCTTTTACAATATCAGGTGCATCTCCAGCATCTAGAATTGTAATTATAAAATTCTCTTCACGATATGCAGCAAATCTTTGTGTACCAAATGGTAACTGTGCAGCAAATGTTATCACACCACCAGAACTAGATGCAGTAGTTACAAAATCTCTACGGAAGTAATACTTGATTTTAGTATCATCACCACCAGCAGATATTTGAGATACTTGCTTACTACCAGTTGTGTAAAGCAATGTGCCACTTGTAGAATTGTCTACCTTTGGACGTAATCTTACGATACTAGCATTAGTAACTGCACCTGGCAAAGCTGTATCTAGATAAATTCTAGATTTATATGCTCCTTGTTGTACTGTTGCATATTGTACAATTGCTCTAACAAGATTATTGTCATCATCTGAGAATTGTACAAGATCTCCTTGTTGTACAACAGTAGAAGCATTTGCACTAAAACTTGTTGATTCAATAAATGTAGATCCTTGTGAACCAAAGAATGTATAGTCAGTTACAGTCTTAATTTCAGAATACTTTTGACTATCTACAACAACGTCTGCTGTAAATAGATTCTCATTACCAGCACCATATTGACAACCAACAGATTTTACATTCTGTGGAGTATATGTAGTAACTGTATTTCTGAATAGACAAGGTACAACTGCAGCTGCAGCATTGGGTGCACCAGCTGCATCTGGATTCTTAACTGTTATTGATGGTGGTTGGGAATACTCAACACCTACAGCAGATCTATTTGATATCTCTGCTTTGTAAATTTTACCATCGTTTGTTCTAGATAATGCAATTTTAGAACTATCAAATTCTAATCCATTAATTAATAGAGTCGCACCATCAGCATAACCTAGTCCTCTATTTTG